CCGGATACCGCGTGCAGTTTAATGCTGATGGATCACCTATCTTTTATACGACTGGCGCGTCCAGTAGCGATGTTGGTAATCTTGCACCTATCTTAGCTATTGCCTCATTTATCCCTGGGGTTGCACCATTTGCGCAAGCCATCAACGCAGCAATTGCAATTGACAATGGCGATATATTGGGTGGCTTGGCAAGTTTGGCAGGCGCTGGCGGCTTTACTGATGCGGCAACTGGTCTTCGTGTTGCTAGTGCGATAGATAAGGGCGATATTGGTGGCTTAGTAACTTCATTGGTGAATAACCCCACAGTTGGCGCACTGGCTGGCAGCACCATGCTGACGGATACGATTTCATTAGCAGATGCTGGCAACGCAATTAACGTAGCAGTTAACATTGACAATGGTAATTGGGCAGGGGCTTTATCTGCTGCAGGCCAATTAACTGGCAGCTCAGACGTTAAGACAGCAGGCGCAGCAGTAAATTTAGTAAATGCGATTGGCTCAGGCAATGAGGCCGCAATTATCAATGCAGCTGCGGGGTTAGCAAATACAGCAAACGCCGCTAATAATATTACTAAGCCTGGTGTTGCGTCATCCTTGGTAAACAATGTCACCACATCAACTGCAGCCACTGCGCTTAATAATCCAGATACCGCAGCAACTGCAAATCAATTATTAACTGATCTTAATTCTACAGCGGCAACGTCTAATCTTGCAACTAAGAACATAGTCTCAAGCATCAACGATACTGTTGGCGCTTTAAGCACTTTAAATTTTGGCAATGGCTCTAATATCATTACTGATGCCAGTAACTATATTGACAATGAATTTGGTGATTTGCAAGGCGCAATGGATAGAAACGCAGCAACTGTCACTAAACCTCTATCTTTTAATGCTACATTTGATGCTTACAGAACAGCCTTTGGGCCTAATCACACATTTACGTGGACTAACCCTGCAACAGGCGTAACAGGCACATATGTTACTAGCACAGCGGCAGAGCGGCCTGACTTAAATATTACTGCAGCTGATCAAAGAATTAACGCTTTAAATGCAGCCAATCTTGCAACTACAACTAACGCATCCGGTACAGTTGCCGCGCAAAATGATACCACAGCAAGAATTATTGCTGGCGGACCAAATGAAAATCCTGCCGAGACAAATCGTCTATACGCGCAAAACGATGCGCTAGGGTTAGCCAAAGCTACACAAACGGCAAATGAGACTAAAGCTGTTATCAATACAATTTTTGGTGAAGGCAGTACAGCTGCTGCAATTGCGCAGCAAGGCTTGTCAAACCTTACACAAGCCACTGGGCAAATTAACGAGTTCCTTGGTGGCTCAGCATCTGCCATAGGTCTTACAGGCCCAGTGAATGCGTTGACCAACGCCGGCCAAATGATTACACGCACCGGTGAGGCCTTGCAGCTGGAGTCAGTCAATCAAGCCAACCAAAATGTTATTCAAGCAGTTAACGACGCCGATGGCGTAGGCAATAAGATTGTTGCAGGTGTAAAAGCTGTTTGGAATAACCCGCTGTCTCTTAACATGGCGGCTATTGAGGTTATTCAAGAAGGTTTGCCAATTGGCTTAGGTCTTAAAGTGCTTAAGTACGCAGGCAAATTTGCTGCCATAGGGACAGACGTTGGTTTGAACGCCATGGAATCGGGTGGCGCAGCTTACAATGATAAATACAGAGAGGCCAGGGCAGCTGGTAAATCTGAAGCACAAGCCGATGCTGAAGCCTCAACCGCGTTTGAAATTGCAGCCGCTGTTACTGTGGCCACAGGCGGCATTACAGATGCTGCATTGGTTAATAAGGTTAGCGGCGCGCTTAGTAAAGCAACAACTAAAGCGGGTGCTAACTTTACAAAAGAAGGCACGTCAGATCTTATTGAGGCTTTCACAACAGACGTTCTTACCGACGTTGCCTTAGGCCGACCTGTAAACATCAATAAATCATTGACGCAAGGCGTGATTGAGGGTCTTGTTGCAGGTAAGACTTCATCAGCAATTGAAGTCTCAAACATTCAAAACGTTATTGCAGAGACAAACACTACCCTCAATGAAGAGCTTAGCAAAGCAGGTATTGCATCCACTAATGGCTCAGGCAGAATTGACTCATTGGTAGACGCAGCAACTGGGCAGTCTGTACTAAGCGATGCAGGCGCACAAACTTTAACAAACATTGGCGATGCCAACTCAAATTTAAATCTTACAAGCGCAGGCATGCAATATGCGCAAGAGAACAACATCTCTGTAGCTGACGTTAATAACAGTATTAACGCTTGGCTAGATGCTAACCCTGACGCCACGCAAGCTGAAATTGGCACTGCCATGGCAGAAGCTGGGTTAAGTTTAAGCGACGTTAGCGCGGCAATTGCATCAAAAAATCAAGCAGCAACTACAGTTGCAGACACTGGTGCGCTATCTACAGTTGGTGGCGGCGACACTACAATAGGCACCGGAGCCTTAAGCACTGTTGGTACTGGTGCTAACGTGACAGCAGGTACAGGCGCCAATGTAGTAACTGGTGCAGATATCGCAACAGGTACAGGCGCCTTAAGCACTGTTGGTACAGGCGCCACTACAACCGCAGGTACAGGCTCTAACGTAACCGCAGGCGCGGATACTACTACAACAGCTGGTACGGGAGCCCTTACAACAGCAGGTACAGGTGCTACTACAACTGCAGGTACCGGTGCCACAGTAACAGCAGGTGCAGATACAAGCGCGCAAGTTGCAATAGATGCAGCTCTGGCTGCAGAGGCAAAAGTAAAAGCCGATGCCCTTGCTGCAGCCAACGCCCAAGCTGCCGCTGATGCTAAAGTTTTAGCTGACGCTACTGCAGCTGCTGCTGCTCAAGCTGCCGCTGATGCTAAGGTTTTAGCTGACGCTGCTGCAGCTGCGGATGCCGCCACTAAAGCTGAGGCGGTTGCTGCTGCTGAGGCTGCTGCCGCTGCCGCTGCCAAAACCGCTGCTGACGCTAAGGCCGCCGCTGATGCTAAGGTTTTAGCTGACGCTAAAGCTGCAGCTGACGCTAAGGCCGCCGCTGATGCTGCAACTGCTGCGCAAGTGGCTGCTGATGCCAAGGCTGCTGCGGATGCCAAAGCAGCTGCTGATGCTAAAGCTGCTGCTGATGCCAAAGCTGCTGCTGATGCCAAGGCTGCTGCTGACGCAGCAACTGCTGCCACAGTAACAAGCACGCCTGCTGTAACAAGCACACCTGCTGTAACAAGCACGCCTGCTGTAACAAGCACACCAAATACTACACTAGCAGCACTGGTTGCCGCTAAAGCTGCTGCAGACGCCAAGGCTAAAGCTGATGCTAAGGCTGCAGCAGATGCCAAGGCTGCCGCTGATGCCGCAGTTTTAACTAACCCGTTGGCAAACCCAACAGTTAATCCTACTGTTAACCCAACAACTAACCCGCTGTCTACGGTTACGTCTAACCCGAATGTTAACCCGAATGCAAATCCTAACGCAAACCCGAATGCTAATCCTAATGCTAACCCGAATGTAAATCCTAGTGTTAACACGGACTTGCCTACAATACCGCCTGGAGCTTTGCCTGTAGTTCCACCGGTTCCTCCGGTTGTGCCGCCTGTAGTACCACCTGTACCTCCAGTCGTGCCGCCTGAAGTGCCACCAGTTGTACCACCGGGTGAGGTTGTGCCTCCTACAGATCCTACAAAAACTACAGACCCTACAAAAACTACAAAAATTACTACCCCTACCAAGCAGCAACAGCAGCAACAAATTGGCGCACTTGGTGCTGTTACAACACCAACAAGCACTGGCGCGTTGCCCGGGACTTTAACCCCAACAATGTTGGCTGGTGCATCTATTAAGGACGACTCTGGAATGGCACAACTTGCTCAACTCTATCCGCAATTGGCTAATGTTGACCCACGACTTTTGCAAGTCCTGACAGGGCGTATTAAGCCTGCCACGGCAGAAGCCGCTGAAACTGAAGAAAGCACCGGCTTTGTAGGGGCTAAACTTGCAGGCGTCCCATCTCCCGGGAATCCTGTAAGCGGTGATGACAATAGCACTATGATCCCAGGTATGAATGCAGGCAATATGACTTCTGCAGGATTAAAATACCTTGGTGGAAGCCCATTGGCAGGCTTTGCTAAAGGTGGTCAGGTTGAGCATATTCCCGAGTTTATCACAGGAAAGACCGGTAATTACGTGCAGGGTGCAGGTGATGGTCAGTCAGATAGCATACCAGCCATGTTGGCAGATGGCGAATACGTGTTTGACGCGGATACGGTTGCAGCATTGGGCAATGGTTCAAATAAGGCTGGTGCCTTAGTTTTGGATAAAATGCGTGAAAGCATAAGAAAACACAAAAGATCAGCCCCTGTTGGTAAAATACCCCCTAAGGCTAAGTCACCCCTGTCATATTTGAAAGGCATGAAATGAGTTTAATGCAAGGTGATCCCCTACCGAATATCACCACGACGCAGAATCAAGTAACATCTGCGCCGTCTTGGTACACTGACTATTTAAGTGACTTGGCAAAAGGCGTTACTGCAGGTGTTTCCGGCGCGCAATACGCAAATGCGCAGCCATTGCAAACTGCGGCCTTTGAAAAAGCTGCTAAGACAACTAATACCTACCCTGGGTATTTTGATACGGCAATGCAAGCAACTAGTAATATTGGCGCCGCTGATATTACTGCAAAGCCTGTAGACCCAAAGACAGGTTTGCCAATTGCTGATGGCCAAAGTCGCATTGAACAGTTTATGAACCCTTACACAACGCAGGTTGTGGACGCCTTAGGCGCATTAGGGCAGCGAAATATTCAGCAATTCTTGGCCCCGCAGGCTACGGCATCTGCAGTTGGCACTGGCCAGTTTGGATCTAAGCGTGGCGCCGAAGTTCTTGGACAAGCCATTAACACAGGATTGCAAAACACACAAGCTGCGCAATCACAGGCATTGCAATCTGGTTATACTGAAGCGTTGCGTGCTGCACAAGCTGATCAGGCACAAAAACTAGGCGCAGCTCAGCAATACGGCAGTCTTGCAACTGCAGGCCAAGCCGCTAACTTGGCAGACATTAATGCGTTGGCTACAATGGGCAGCCAACAACAGACTATCAATCAGAATCAGCAACTGTTTCCATTGACAGCTGCCAACTTAGGCGCACAAGCACTTCGCGGTTACAACGTGCCTACAACAGTTGCTAATACCTATACAGGCCCAATTCCTGGGGCCTACGCTGCATCACCACTCCAGCAAATTGCAGGCTTAGGTTCTATCATTGGCGGCGTAAGCACTACGCCGTTTGGCAAGTCAGTTGGCACAGGCCTTACAAACATGTTTAATGACTACATGCTCGATAGCAGAGTAGGTATGCCTAGTGATATTACGCAATTAGAGTGGGAGTCATAATATGGCAACACCAGCAGGCGCGCTACCTTCATCAATGCCATTCATGATTGGCGGTGATGATAAGGCTAAGTCAGAATACTTTGATGCAATTCAAAAGACTCTTGCAGCTTTGGAAGCAAGAACACAGCAGGGTCCTAACTTATTTCAAGTTGGCGCAGCCTTATTAGATCCCGGCCGCACAGGTAACTTTGGTGAAGCCGTTGGCCGCGCAGCAGGCGTTGTTGGTCAATACCAAGAAAAGCAACGTGAAGCTGAACTACCTATTGCGCAAATGCGTGCGCAGTTGGCTGGCCAAAAATATGAAGTAGAAAACCAAGGCAAGGCTTTGCAATTGCTTTCAGCAACATTAGGTGTTGCACCAGGGCAAGTTGAAGGCGTATTGTCAAGCGGCAATGTAACTCCGGATGTTGCTGCAAAGCTTGCTAAGATCTACCCCATGGTTGCGCAGTTATCGCCTAAGGTTGGTGAAATTGTCAAAGGCACATTCACCATGCAGAATGAGATGGGCAAGCTTGGGCTTGACCGCGAAAAGTTTGTTGCTGAGCAAACTCAGCGTCAAGTTACCAATGCAGTTAAAGACCGCGAGCTTGGTATGAATGAGGCTGATCTCATTGCTAAGTACGGCGCTGACATTGTCCCACTTATGCCCGGTGGCAAACGTCTTGGCGATATACCTAAGCCTGCCCCTGCGCCAACTACAGCAATGCCCGGTGCTCCAGCGGCAATGCCCGGAGCTGCTCCAGGTCCTGTACCCGGTGCTCCAGCCCCGCCGCCTGTTGTTATGCCATTGGTTGCGCAGCAACAAGCAGGCCAACCGCCAGCACCCGCAGTTACTGCTCAGCCAACAATGCCTACACCCGGGCAAGCACCTAGGGCAAGTGATTTGCAAGGTATGCCTTTGCAGTCACGTGCTGAGATTGAAAAGCGTCGTGTTGAAGAGGCTGATAAGTCATTCAATCTTAAGCGTGATGAGATCCTTAACTACACGCCGCAGTTATTGGAATCATCCAATACTAACTTGAAGCAATTGAATGAGATTGCAACTAAGAAGCCACAAATCTTTGCGATAATGCAAGAAAAAGGTTTGCTTTCTGGTTTGCTGACTGCAGCGCAAGAAGGCGCACAAGCACAAGCCGGCACTTATACTGCGCGACTTGGGTTGCCAGTTAAAGACTTCTTGCAACGTGTTAGGCTTGAGCCTGAAGATCAGCAAGCAGTTCGCGACGTAAGCCGCATTTTAGGAACTGAGTTCTTAGCCAACGTAAAAGCTAATAAGGGCTTATTAGGTGTTAACCCTACGGATAACGATGCAAGGCTCTTGCAGGCGCCAATGGCAAGTATTGATGACTCATCAAAGGCTGTTCAGTTGTGGGCACGCCAGCAGTTATTGTTGAACAAGCAACGTGAAGCTTTGTACGGCGCCTATGATGGGTACACCAGTAAAGTTGGCCCCGCCGCTTCACCAAGACAGTTCTTTAGCCCCGGCAGCGTGTATGAGAAGATCAATAAAGACTACGCCGAATACCGGATGCAGTTGTTCAGACAGTTTAACCCACAGTGAGTTGACATATGGCAAAAGACGATAAGCTGGATGCACTTATTTTTGGTGATCCACAGGGTACATCACAGACTGACAGTTTAGGGGAACTCGACGACATCTTTACCATGCCAATTGGGCCTGCAAAGACTGCGCCAAGTACAACTAAAAAGCCAAAGACTTTGGCGCCTATGCTAGGTTTATCACCGGATGAAGAGAAGGCTGTTGCCACGGGTGTAGGCGCAGCATCTGGCCCACTTGTACAAAAAGGCATGGGCAAGTTATTTCCGACACAGGAAATGCGAACAGCCGAAGGCGTTAAGAAACTACAGGAGGAGCAGCGTGTTAAAGACATGTTGCAAAAGCTGCGTGATGAGGAGTTACTTAAAGCTGGCATTCAGCCTGAGGCAGCACCATCTAAGGCTACAACCTCTGGCACCAAGTGGTATCAAAACTGGGCCGGTGGAAGTAAAGAGATTGCCGGTGGTGTGCCAGAAGCTGCAGCGCAGTATCAGCGTGGCAAAGGCCAAGGCGAGGTTACTAAAAAGCTAACCAAGAAGTTTGGGCCTGACATTTATGGCGCAGGTGAGCCCGGGCAAATCAAAGAATCTTTGGTGGATAGACTTATTAGACAAGGCAAGGAAGCCGAGGCTGCCACTTCTGCAAGAGCTGCTGCTACACCAGCTGCCGAAGCCGCTGCTGCTAAACGGTTAGCTGATGCAACTCCAGGGCCAATGTCTAAGTTGGCAAGTGTTGCCAAAGCCCCTCTTGTTGGCGGTGCCTTAGGCGGTGCAGGGGCTGGTATGAGCTTTTATGAAGCCTATCAGCGGTACATGAATGGCGACCGCTCTGGCATGGTGCTATCAGCTTTGGCCGGCGCTGGTGGTTTAATGTCTATGGTTCCAGGGCTTCAAATCCCAGGGCTTGCCTTAGGCTTAGGCGCCACAGGAGCTCAGTATGCTTTGGATAAGTATAATGAGCCTGCAGCGCCTACTGTCAACCCAATGGCACCGCCCCCACCATCGGTAACGCCTGGGTCTGCGCGGTAGGTTGCTCTAGAATCTCCAAGACTTTTTTAAGCAAACCAATTTGCATTTGCTTAACATCGGTGACCGACATAGTCGTGTCATCATCAAAGTCTTCTGAAGAAACCAGCCCCATGCTTGTGCGTATTTGATACGCGCAGTTCCTACGTTCCAAGATACTACCCACGTGGAAAGCCTCAATCCACACGTCGTAGGGGTTGCTTAGCAATTCCAAATGATTAGTTTGCGTGAGTAGATCCACCCAGTCGTCATACGACAGTTTTACCATATCTATTGGTTGCTTCATTGCTTCTTCCACTTCTTGATGGAGATGAACTGCGGCACCTCGATAGGTTGGTCAAGTGCCTCAATGCCTCTGGCAGACCGCGACCTAAAGTCATACCATTTTTTGACGTAGGCAGGATCCTCGGATGGAGGAACCCAGTTATAAACACGGCGCCATCTTTCGGTGACGCAAGTTGATGAAGGTGTATACACAAAATCTTCGGTTGTCATAAGTCTTGTCCTTTAGTTTGTAGCCACATGCGGAGGGTTGACATGCCTCCATCTATTAAAACATGATTAGGAAATGCTTGGTACTTGTGGTACAGCGGGTGGTTGATGAAGTTCTTCATCAAAAGGTATGCATTAGCTTGTGGCGGTGACATACCCATGGCTCTATCGGTGTCAATACATTTTACCTCGTACCGATCAGAGAATTCTTTGGTGATGGCGTGGACCTGATCACCCAGCAACCCAATGATGACTATCTTAGGCAATGTCTTGCCAGATGCGCCATACGTTGGATTGTGCTTTTCAATCTTAAACTCATGCTCAAGCTCTTTAACAGCAACTTGCAGGCTTTCACGAAGCCCCAGAATGAATCGTTGTGTAATAGTATTCACCAACTGCTCAACGAGATCAACTGGTGCATCGGTTCTAGGCATCACCAGTGGCGCTGGAGGCATTATTTCCACAGGTGTGGTAGTTTCCACAACGTTTTGCTTTGGCACATCTCGCATGGCCTGCACCTTAAGTGTTTTGATTAAGTCAGGCACTGCAGAGTGGCTTTGCATAGTACGACGACGATGCGCAGGCAATGTAAGTTGCTGTGCTTGTCTAAGCGCGGCCAAAGCCGTGTAATCACCTGAGTTGTAATACCTTATGGCATTTGCAATAACAGTATCACGCTCATGCGCGGTCCAACGAATTTTAGGTAACATTTCAATTCCTTTCAATAGTCAATTTACAAAAGTATGGGGGTATCCCATAACGTGAATTATATCACGTCTTTTGTACTTATTACATCTTGCCAAACCATGGCCGAAGCCATTTCCACTTTTAAAGCGGCCAATGCCGTCAGTATGTCCTCCATTTGATAACCGTCACGAATAAGTTCAAAAACGAATATTCTAAGTTCTTTTTGAACAGCAAATGATAAATCTACACGTTCGATAGCCATTTTGCAAACTCAAAAGTAGGGTTGATGGATTTGCCTGCCAAAAGGTTGGCCTCGTACCTGTTAATCCGTGGAGGCTTATCTTCAACTGGCAAGTGCAAATTGGCGTTAATGATGTCATTGAACATGGTCAATCGAGACTCATACACATGGAATGATCCAGCGGATATTGTCAATGTTCCCATCTCAGCGCCAACCAAGTTAGCCACAATTTCCTGCAGAAAGCTAAAAGTTGGCAAGTCATTTGCCATGCCCCAAAGAATATCTTGGCTACGCATGATGGCTCTGGCGTTCAATCTGCCATTTCTGATTCTGAACTCAATGGCCAGCGTGCATGGAACATCCTTCGCCTCTATATCCATATGGTCTATGTCAGTGCCATACATTGGAATCACAGCACGGCGGGACATTGGATCTTGCGTAAGCAGCTTTGCAATATGCAGAGCGCCATGTTTGCCAAACCAATAACTGCCGTAGTTGCTATTCAACTTGCCGTTGGCTACGATCTTGCCCCACTGCGCAGCGTGATCGGCAATGCTAAGATCGTACGGGTCAGCCTTGATGTACCAAGACATTTCGCGCTTAAGGTACTTCACATTGAAATTACGACCTTTGAATGAGTTGAACCTTACAAAGGGGTTGACAGTGTAAGTAAAGTTCTCAATCTCAAGGCATTTTTCACCACGTGGACTTGTCCAAGTGCCATGCTTTTGCAGCACGTTGTAAAGATTGATGAGCTCAGGCTCATTGCGAATCAGCATTTCCATAATCAGCTTCCGTAATTAAATAGGGTTGGTCGGGGTAATGTTGCATGTGATACAAAGGGGGTGGTAATTTAATTACCGGCACTTCATTGTTTAATGCCCATGTGTAGGCATTGTTGCCAAGGGCGTAGATACGTTTTGGCTTCAACTGTTTGATGAAGCTTGAATCCATGGGTGTGCCTTGGTAAGTTTGAGTGTTAACCCAGTACAGACCAGTTTCAGGTACATTCTCACGCTCTAAGGTTTCAGCCAGCATTCTGCTAGGGCCATCATTATCCAAGAAGTTAATGAAAGGCACCACGGCTGCGGTGGACTTAACGTTTGTGCGAGGCCCCTTGTCGCAAAGCATTAGTGTATTGCCTTCAACAAAGGCGCCGCCGCCGGATGATTTGTTAGTCATTGTCTTGGTTGCAAGCTTGATAAACAACTCTTCTATATCATCTTTGGTATAGTCGTAGGTGATGACTGGCAGTGAGGTATCCATAGGCAGTGAGGAATAGCCTTCATATACTTGCTCCAACTGTTTGATGTTGTCTAAGTACTCATCCTCAATGCGATCTTTGAATGTTTGCATGCACACTTCAAAATCAGGTTGGCAATGAATAACCACAACGCCTCGTGCCAAGGCTGCACGCTCTAACATTCTACGGCGCGGCATATCAATGCGGTTATCGCCTTTGCGATATACACTACCATAAATTGGCTCAGACAGCCATGACCTATCCATGATGACATGGTCATCGTAGGTTAGTGCAGCTGTCATACCACGAAAATACGTACGGCAAAGGTCCTCGGTATTCATACCTTTATACGGGCCATGCTTTACGACATGGGTCATCTTGTCCTTCTGCAATCGTTGTCGCAAGGTCTCTGACAGGGTAGTCTTTCCCCCGCCATCAGCCCCTTCTAGAATTACGATCATTTAAGATACCCTCAAGTTTTGATAGTGTGTCTTCAAGCGACGCTGTGCGCAAGTAAGTTGCCTGCTGCGCTGCAGTCAGTTGAAGTTGGTAGTCATCCATGCTTTCTAATTCATGGAGTGTGTAATCATACGATGCATCAATAATGCCAAGCTCCTTGGGATCGCCGCCAAGAACGCAGCCGGCATGCGCTGCGTGCAAGTAACGAATACGCCACCAGCCGCAGCCTGCATGCTTATACGTAGGGCAAAGAACGCCTTTATAACTGCCATATTGCCAAACAACATCGGACTCAAGGATTCTAGGCTGACCTAGTGACTTGCCACCCACACTGTGAATTGGCCATGCAAGGTGCTGTGCCGTAGCCCAATCATGCGCCTCTTTTGAAAGTGATGCGTTGTACCACTCGGTTTTACGACGATCCCAAGACATTTGATGCACAGCAGGCATTTCATACAGCGGGCTTGGATCCCATGCAATAATGTCTTCTACTGGCAAGCCCATGGCCTTAGTGCTGCCCCATGGAAATAATGGCGCAATCCATGTATGCTCACACAATGACTCGGGTGCAATCTTACTTTCCCATGATGGTAGGATCTTTTGGAAAGCCCAATCATCAAGGCAAACATAAGCATCAAAGCGGCTTTCTAAGGCCCACAAGGCACCCTCGGGATCCAAAGCATTGTGATCCAAGGGGTATAAGTACACAAACACTTTGTCGTAACGGGTGAGGTCTTCACCTGATGTAACGGCACGATGATCAACATGATGCCCCATGCGACCAAAAGCTGATGCCATCAATTCAGGGATGGAAACAAACTTGGTAGAGCTTGCACGCTGCGGATGGTTGGTATGCGTCTCTGTAACGCCGGTAATTAAGATATTCATGGCAATGCAAGCGTGATGTAGCCCTCAGCAGCATCGTGATTCACATCACCTGATCTGCCACCTGCTTGGATGTATTCAGCAACTGTCATGCCAGTGCGGTACAAAGCAAAACGTTCACGTGACAACGTGTTGTTACGCTTTGGGTTGGTTTCTGCAACCAAAGTAATGATTGCTTTTTTGTTTGCACGGGCGCGTAGCTTTGCTTCTGACATGTCAGTATCTTCCTGTTGGATGGGGTTAGGTCTTTCGACAATAGGCGTAAATTGCATATAAATTCCTTTCAATGGTCAACGGGATTGATTGTATCACGATTAACGTAGTCACGCACTGCGGTTAACAAAGTTTGCTGCGTTTTATCTTTTCGCCTGATGGCCATCATGATGGCTTCATCAATGGTGTCTTTGGCCATGATGTGATGCACGACAATATGATTCTTTTGACCTTGCCTCCAGAGTCTGCGAATAAACTGCTCGTAGACCTCAAGGCTCCAAGTCAGCGAATACCAGATAACTGCATGTCCAGTACCTTGTAAGTTAAGACCGTGACCCGCCGACATAGGGTGAGCCAAAAGAACAGGTATCTTACCGGCGTTCCAATCATTAATAATAGAATCAAGTTTATGGCCAATGACCCCACTGCCAATGATAGGCGCATCCGGAAAGGCACCTTTAAGCCTCTCGAGGTCATGCGCAAAATGATAACCGATGATGCAAGGTTGGCCTGATAGCTCCTCGACCAGATCGAGAACCGCTTCCGTCTTCGCATCATGAAGGTGTATACTTGTTCTAGCATCGCCGCTTCCATCATCATCTAAATAAGAACCGCCATTGGCAATTTGCTGGCCTTTCATAACTGCCACGGCGGCGTTAACTGCAGTTACATTCCCGCTATTCAATTCCACGGTCAGGTCGTTTTCAAAGGCGTCGTACAGTTTTCTAGCCTTTGGAGGTAGATCTACCATAATGTCGTTATAAGTTAACTCGGGCAAATCTAGATGGTCCAGCGCTGCCATACGAAGCACCTTGCCAGCCAAAGCTGCATGGATCCTAGCCTCGCCATCGGATTGCAGCTTCCATTCATACCCGCCGTAGCCAGAAGGGAAGAAGTATTCTGTTCTGAATCGTGAGATGTAAGGGCCAAAGGTAGCCCCTTGGTCAAGAATCAGCTGCGGGCCAAAGATGTCAAGCAAGCTGTTTGGGGCTGGTGAGCCAGTTAAGCCCCACCTGCGGTCAAACTTGTCCAGCAAAGGCTTTATTGTCTTAAACCTTTGAGTTTGCGTGTTTTTCATATAAGATATCTCATCCACCGTCAGGATCTGGAAGGGCCAATCTTTGCCATTAAGTTGCGAAGACAGCCAGCCAAGGCCTTCAAAGTTGATAACGTATATGTCATGCTGTTGCTTTAAGATCTTAGCCTTGGTGCCACCATGTAGCACGCCAACTGAGTAATCTGCAAACTGCTCCCACTTTTTGGCTTCAGGCGGCCACACGCCATGCACAGGCCTGAGCGGGGCAATGACCAACATCTTCTTGGCCAAACCTTTAAGCTTCAGGATTCTGAAAGCCGATAGCACAACAGCTGTTTTACCAAGCCCGGGATCCAGCCATAAAGCTGCCGAGCCTTTTTCCACCAGAAACTTTACAGCTTCTTTCTGGTACTCATGCGGTTCCCAAAACATTGTCGATACCTTCCTTAGAGTCAATGATGTGGACGTGGTGGCCAAACTTTTCCAAGTCTTTATGCACCTTGTCCTGCAACGCTGAGGTTTTACCCCCGGGCCGCTTTAGTACGACCCACACACCCCCGCCGCCTTTTAACGGCACAATACGGTCGGGCCAACCACGGGCATAACGTACGTTCAACTTCAACGTGAGCAAGCCGCGTTTCTTGCAAGCGGCAGAGAAGTAAGTCTCCAAATGCCGCTCAAGCAAAACCTTGGTTACCATTGGCAGGGCCCGCCATTGGATTTGCGGAAGTGACACCACCTGCAGCCGTAGGACGGCTTAGGCGCAAAGATGTCATCATTCTCAAGTTTGCCTACACGTGCTGAAAGCCAAGCTTGTAAGTCTGGAAACTCTTTGCGTGTGTATTCTGGGTAGGGTGATTGCTTGTTTAAGTCAATGTAGCAAATCTCGGTGGTTACGGTCTCTATCTCAGGGTGGCTGGCCAAGATGATTGTTGCATATAACTTTAATTGCTCACCATACTCACGCTCTTTGCCGGTCTTCCAGTCAAGGACGTGGGCTCTGGCGCCATCGAAGTACACGGCATCATAGATACCCCTTACCCAAGCCTCGGAGGCCTTAAAGTCACATGGTTGCCAATCCTTGGTCACAGCAAACTCCACCTCACTGCGAGTCTTCTTTGCAACAAGCTCTTCAAGGTAAGGCAGCCAAAACTTGCGTTCATCCGGAATTAGATTGAGATTGATCAAAGCATCTTCAAACTCGGCGTGAATCATCTTGCCACGTTCCGCGGCGTCGCCTGCTGGCTCATGGCGATGCTCGATGCGAGTCAGCTTGTACTTGTAAGGGCAATCTTCGTATGTTTTGATTGATGAGTTTGAATATGCCATCACTTGTCTTTCAGAGTATCTGTGTAAGGGAAGAACGGCTTTGGGTTTGCAACAACAAGCTTTACTTGCTGCATGCCATTGCGGCTTCTAAATCTGGGGTCTTGCAAGAAGATGCTAGGGCGTGGATCGCTTTGCCATTCAAACGGGCTTAGTGAAGGGGTAGGTTTATTGCCTTTTGCAACAAAGCAACCTCTTTCATGATCATACTTTATTAGTTCCATTATTTGCATCTTTTAGTTTCTCGTAGTATTGTTTAGGAAATGGATCTTTTTTATCTAGCAATTGTCTTAACCACTCAGCGCCGCCAAGATGATTAAGAATATGCCACTGTCTATCAGACATTCGTACTTGTCTGCCTAGTAGTTTTTCAGGCGGTTTAGGTCTTGGCATTTACGGCCTCCAAACGTACAAATCAAGCAGCACAATAATAATGCCTACAAGAAATACAATCCTTTCAAACTTTTCTGTGCGTGTCATCATTTGACCTCCTGATACGTATTGCCGATTTTGTAATCACTAACCATAGGCACATCCATTGTTATTGCATTGCACATAGACCATGTTAGGCATTCAGCCTCACGCACCACATGCTCTTCCGGAGCTGAGATAACCAACTCATCATGCACACTAAGCAGAAGCCTGCTGCCTTGACGTTTGCTTTGGTACAACAGCATGGCAGCCTTGGCCTGATCAGCCGCAGAGCCTTGAATCAAAAGGTTAACCCCTTTGTAGTCAAACTCTCTTAATCTGCCATTGATAATCTTAGGCGGTTCCATTTTGATAAGACGCCCGCCAATGGTTTTCAATGGTTGGTTCAATTTATACCTTGTACGCATGGTGGATTGCATCGTCTTGAGGCCCGGAGCCACCGCGGTGGTATATGCATCCATCAATGTCTTTGCCATTTCATAGTCTACCTCAAGCATTTCACTGATTTTCTTAGGCCCAGCGCCGTAGAGAATAGCAAATGATACGCCTTTAGAGTAAGTCCTTGACACCTCACGGCCGCTGGCCTCGGTCATCATCTTGGCTGCGTAGGTATGCAAGTCAGCACGAGCATCGGCTTGGTATTGCTTCATCAAATCACCACCTTCAAAGTGCGCAAAGATACGCAGCTCCTGAGCGTTGAAGTCACATGCAATTAGCTTATGCCCTTCATCGGCTAGGATGAAGCTGCGGATGAGCGGGAGGGGTGCAACTTCCAAAGCAGGGGGGAGGGTAACTTTCGGGTAACGGACAGGCGCATTTTGAAAGTTGGGTGTTGAGGAGAGTCGGCCGGTTCGTGTACCCCCACGTTCACCTCGTACACTGTTCCAGTTTGTGTAGATTCGACCTGTAGATGCAGAAGCTTGTAACCAGGGCTCAATGAAAGTTGACAAACATGTTGATAGGTTGGCTCTATATCTGAGGACATCTTTTAACTCCGGGTGTGTGATTAGTTCTTCAAAGGTTTCTTTATCGGCTCTAGGCTGGCCTTTATCCGTGGTAGGCCACCCATTATCTTTCAACCAGTATTCTGTGGGATAAATACTATTGACCAGCTCTTTATCGCTGTCAAGATTCAACTCAGGAGAACCTAACAATGCGCGAACCCAAACATTACACTTTTCAATATCTACTACTGCTTGCTCTTTTGCTTTTTGCAAACCGACTCGATCAACCCTTACGCCTAACCGGGAGTTTTCAAGCAACATTGGAATCAAAGCCACTTCACGGTGGTAAGCCTCCTGCTGTGCGGGTAAAACCTGCTCGATGAGATACTCATAAAGCTTGCTTGTAAGCCGTACGTCAGCTGCGGCGTACTTGCCTACCAATTCCACGGGGCCGCGGGAGATGTATGCGCCCCATGTAGACTTTTTACGACGTGCCTCATCAACATTAGCAAGGATCCACTCCTTTAGCTCATCCCTTTCATTAGGCGTGTCCAAGCTCCAAGTGACAACCAAGTCTTTTAAAGATAAAGACTGCACGTGAGGATCGTGGAGAAAAGCAAGAATAAGAGTATCGTGTATGACTGCGGTGTTCTGTGGGATGGGTACATCCAAATGAGTTTCAGCAACATCAAGGTCAAACATAGCGTTATGAAAACAGATGTCGCGTCCGCTATCATAGATCATCTCCATCATTGCTTTAACAGCTGCTTGTGTTGTGTTATTGCCTGTAAGGTGGCCAAAGGCGTGGTAGCCGTCTGGGTATTCACCTTCAGGGTCGTAGACGGCCAAGCCAACTGGCACCGGAGGATACTCCGGCCGTGGGCCAATGGCCATTGTTTCAAAATCAAGATAGACAGGTTTCATAATAAAGGTGGGGGTACTAACCGCTCGTCTGCAAGCTTTCAAAAGCCTTTGCACGGCGTTCCCCCCGTAATCCTTAGTACTTTGGATTGCCATCCACAGCAGGTGCTGCTTCAGAGTCTTCGTTGATAGCACCGGCCGAGTCAATGGCCTTCTGCACTTCGGTCTTAGCACGCTCAATCAATGCGCCAATGACAGCGTTATCCTCAATGGCCTTGACCATGTTGAAGACTACCTTGAACTGTGTCTTGGCATCCGGTGCAACAGCAACTTCACTAATTACACCAAGCGGTGGACGCTTCAATGTAGCAGCAAGTGTTTGCGCGTAGGTTGCGTAGTTCTTTAAGCTGGTAACAGGCGGACGTAGTGCTGCAACCTCAGCAGCCTTGACAGCATCAACACTGCCAATGCTATCAGCAGGGATTAGCAACAGGCGGCGTGTTTCACGGCAAGCTTTACCTTTACCACCATTGGGTGCAGAGCCCCACTCATTCTTAGGACAGCCATCGCAGGTTGTGTGCTGAACTGCAGGCGACGCGGATGAAGGAGCCATGCCTGTTGCCGTTGCGCTAATGGCAAAGCAATCAGGGCCTGTGACCTTAGTGGGGTCATAACGGCTGCTGTAGTACAGACGCTCAATGGGAGCTGCCAATACGACGCAGGCCAGCTTGTTGCCAGTGATTACATCACCACGGTATGTGAGGTTACCCCCCTTGGTGGAAAGAAATGCCGTGGCGAGGCTGCTTTGCTCGGCCTTAACCGATTCAATGGCCAAGGCGGCAAGTTGATCTTCAAACAACGCGATTTGATTTTTAGACATAAGGATCCTTAGTTAAACAAGAAGTTATTTACGACGAACGGTAAGTTCCCAGACCTCAGATGCTTCGGTCCCGGGGATGGCCTCACCAGCTTCCCACCGCTCACGGAAGGCTGTTGAGGAAAGCCGCTTATGCAGCAATTCGAATTGGCTTGTCTGTGCGACATAGCCGTAAAAAGCTTGCCAATCTTTGATGGCAGGATGCTTGGTCATTTTCATAGAGCATGATGCTTTATCAGATGCAGCTTGGCTTATGCCGGCATCAGACATAAGGGACATGATGTCACCTTCAAGGCGACCAAGCTTGGCCGTCATGTCTTTGATTTTAGATGAGAGCTCTTCACGCTCGTTTTTGGTTGCGACGTAATCGTCGATCAATTCTTTGATGTTCATGACTTTGCTTTCTGTTGTTCTGTTTGTATGATGGCCAACATCATGGCCTCGGGGGCTTGCCAACCCATAGGTTTGATGACGTCGTATTGTGAGCCGCGCAACGATCTAATGTAGTCATTGGCTGGTTCTTTGTTCATGTTGGCTTCGTGCACCACATTAAAAAGCTGGTCAAACGGCAACCCCATAGCATGCGCACAGCCCATGGTAACGTAGGTAAGATCAACCAAAGCATCAGCGGCGTCGACAAGGCTATTCTCCTCGCATGCACGAAGGTATTCACTGAGCTCTTCCATGATGAAGCGAGCAAAGTAACTGGCTTGCTCGGATGTAAGCAAGGTAGGTGTGGTGGAGACTGGCAGACCCATCTTGCGACGGAAGGCCAGTACTTTTTCTGAGTTTGACATGTGCATACTTAGTACTTGCGGTCGTAGTGTTCTTTGTGCATCAAGGACTCAAAGGCCTGCTGGTTAGCTTTGTTCAATGATGCCGTGATGTCAACACCATCCATCAAAACTTGGTAGTCAAAATCCACCTGCTCGTAGCGTGTATCAGGCAACAGTGTGTTGTACATAACCACAATGTTGCGTTCAATGTCGCCATTGCCCCACTCGGCCTGCCAGTTGTCAAGGCCGTAGTGATCCAATTCATATTCAAATTCAACTTGCATTTGTAGCTCCTGATGTTGTGTAGATGACGTATGCACTAAGATGGCCAAGGGCGCGTGCTGCTGACATACGCAATTCTAATTGCTCTTTGTATGATGCCAAGGCAGTAGCATCAGCAGGTACATTAAGAACAAAAGCCTCAATGCCTTGGTAAATTTCCTGCAGCTCGGTGAGAGGGATGCTTACAGTTTTAGTCATACGGCCTCCACTGTTGCAAGCAAGTCGCGGAGCCACAGCGGCTGCTGGTCTTTGCCTTTGTTGTACACAAGCGGCATGGTGGCAGCTTTGCTGGCATAGTAACGACGATAGGATTCGATGTGGTCGTCGCTTTTGTATTCATCAGGCATTGCAAGCGTTGGTGGAGACCATTTGGTAGGCAATGCAAGCATGGCCGGAGGGCACACTAGTAATTCGGCATGTAGTACATCATTGCTTTTGTGGCCATGGCCATAGCGGTACTTGAATTCGCGGCCGAGGAAGCGTGCAAGGTCGCTGGTCCAGTTGTAATGCAACCGAGACTGACGAACCCAGATGGCTGAGGGATGATTGGCATGTGTGGGGCGATAGGATACTTTGTCGCCGTTGCCGTAGTGGTGATGCGCAGTTGCAAGCAGCTGGCAGGATTCGATAAGCATTTTGCCGACATGCTTGTCGCAGTGCATGACTGCAGCAATGCTGGGCAAATGGTGTAGATAAAAGATGTTCATACAATACCTTTCAATAATCAAAAAAACAAGTGGACTAGTAACGTGAGATTAAATTGTACAACAAATTTAGGGGCCGTATGAGGTACCCCTAAAAATATTATGACAATGCCAAAAGGGCGTCAACCGTTTGTTGCTTAACATTGACACCGCCGCCAAACCAAGCATTGGCCAACCGAGCATCGCCGGTGCGGGCTGTTTCCCAATCCATCAGCTGAGTCACGGCATTCAAAGCGCCCCATGCTGTGCCTTTGGCTGACTCCAACTCAGCGCCGATGCCTGCACCTTCGAAGAGAGCCAATGCTCTGGCTGCTGCGCGTGAGGGATTCTTTTCATCGCCGCCAAGGATCTTGGTGAAGATGGCCTGTGCCTGTGTAGAGCCAACCTTGATGGAAGCCAAGAACTTGGCCGTTTGCTCGAACACACGGAATGTTTCGTTGCTGTTGGCCAACTCGGCCTTGATGGCCTCGGGGCGGAAGATGGAGTTATGACGAACGCTGACGTTGGCCTTGCCTTTTTGCTGTGCCAACTGCAAAGTGTTATTACATACAACACGGACGCTGGTGAGGCGTGCCTGAGTGGCCAGAGAGCCATCAGCGGAGCTGGCCAATAAGAGATATTGGTTAACCTTGTCACCGGCAATGTTGAACTCGCCATCCATCTTGGCGAGGGCCCAGTAATGCGCGCCATTGCGCAGGACGCCTGCTGTTTCAAGGTGGGCAATATTGCCGACCATGTCGCGGAAGAATTCGAGGACCTCGATCGGCTGCACGATCTTGTACTGGCTAGACACCAAGCCGAGTGGCAAGTTGCTGTCTGTGCGATACATTACTTTCTTGCCGTCATAAGGCAAGGACTGCGCTTTGAAGCCGTTCCACACGCTGGCTGGAGGAGTGAACTGGACATCAGCGGTAGCCAATTGGAAGTCAAGGCCAGATTCCTCGGCCCATGTTTCAATGGTTGAGTCAGCAGTTAACTGCTGGCCAAGACCGTGCCAAGGAGTTTCACCAACGTAAGCCATTGCTGCTTTGCCGGAGATTGTGTTTGCGATTAAGTGTGCCATGATAAATACCTTTCAAAAGTCAGTTAAGTTACAGCAATCTGAAGTTTGTTGCTGTAAGTGAATTATATAGCCATTCTCGTGATTGAAAACAGGTTTTTGCAATTATTTTCAACTTTTTTGCATTTATTTTTGAATACCTGTGTTTTCAAAAACTGCAGCGGTTAGTGCTTCTGTATACTTTTGTTTCTCGAGGTAACAGTTACTCAAAAGACCGAAAAGAAATACTTTTAACCGCCACCGCAGCTGATGTATATTACTTACCCCACCGTCTGCCGTACAGGGTAGATTTTTATTGACAAATTGGAACATTATGACTATTGACATTACGCATGGCCACCATTGGCCGAGCATATTCGCGCCTGATATAGCCTGCACACAGGCAAAAGAAAAGGACCTAGAGGTAAGTCTAGACCCTTATAAAGTAGGCAACTTGCAAAGAAAAGCACTATGTCATCAGGTTTTGCAGCACTAACAACACAGCCGACAGAATTATACACTAACTTCCTAGCGGCAAGGGCATTTGAGGACAAAGATATACAGGCGCTGGGCCTATCTTTGCTTGACCCCGAGGAATGTTACCAATTACTAGGCCACACTCGTGAGTGGAGCATCAAAATCCCGTATTTTGATATGCAGGGCCAAGAAACCGGCTTTAATCGGGTCAGGATACTGACACCGAAGGGCAAAATGAAGTATTCTCAGGCTCGAGCCAGCGGAAGCCACGTCTACTTTCCACCAACTATCGGTTGGAAGCAGGTCGCGCAGGATGTAGATGTTCCTATCATCATCACCGAAGGTGAGTTCAAGACATGGGCCATCACCAAGCAGATCAGCAAGGACACCCTCAACTACGCCACCTTAGGTTTAGCCGGTGTTACAAGTTGGACTGACAAATCTGGTTTACACCTGCACAAAGACCTGATGAAGATCATATGGCAGCGTAAGACCAGCTTCGCGGAGAAGCACCGCAAGGTTTACATTGTCTTCGATTATGATGGTGCCGGTGAAGATGGTGAGCCTAACGAACAGGTTGGCATGGCCGAGACTAAGCTTGCTGTCACGCTCCGTGGGCTAGGGGCTGAGGTGCACCTTTGCCGCGTTGGCAGGTTCGGCGCTGGTAAGGGCACCAAGTACGCTATTGATGACCACCTACAAGCCGGTGGCAATCTTGGCCAAGTCCTCACCAGCACCAGCACGGTGATGAATGGCATCGACACCCTTGAAACCAAGCTTTATGAGTTCAAAACTCAATACGCACTTATCAACGGCGATGTGATCAGGCTCAAAGACGGCTTAATTCTTGGCTGGAACAAGGCTCGCATAGACGCCGCGCAGGATTACTTCGTGCAAGTCACGCAACGTCCAAACGGTGGCACCAGCAGCAAGACCATCTACATCTTGGATGCCTATAAGGACTGGGCAAAGCGGTGTGATCTGGATGGCGTAGGCATGTATCCCGAGTACCAAGGCCTCACTATCACGCCAACAAGGCATTACAACCTGTTCAAGGACTGGTCCAATGAGCCCGTTGTGGGTGATCCTACACCTTACCTTGAGTTTTGTGAGTACTTCTTTCGTGATGAGCCTGCTTTTGCCGACTACTGGCATAACTGGGTGGCCAATGTGGTCCAATTCCCATGGAGAAGGAACTACACCACACCGCAGTTCGCATCTTCCATTGAGGGCATCGGCAAATCAGCCATCGCCGAGTTTATAGCCGAGATGCTAGGCATTGGGGATGGTGGGCCTGCAGCCATCATCGGGCCTGATGAGCTGTTTGGCAACTTCAACGGCATGTTGAAGGGTAAGATCTTCATAGTCGTGAATGAGCCATCGTCTGATCGTGATGACCATTCGGCGAAGCTTAAGAACTACATCACATCTAATGAGCTTACTATCAACAATAAATACGGCGCGCAGTACGCCATCACTAACTACATCAACTTTGTATTCACGACAAATAAGAGCTACGTCACGCACATGGGTGATACCGCAAGGCGTGAAGCTATCTACAGTCCAGCCAGTCTATCCAACCAAGAAACGCACCCCAAGGTCGTGGCTTTGATGAAGTGGGCCAAGGCGCAGCAGGGCTTTGGCATCATGCTTAACTGGTACATGAATCGTGATATATCTGGCTTTGATTGCAAGCAAGCTGCACCAAAGACTCAGTATCGTGAGACTGCAATCCAGCTTTCCAAGACTCCTCTTGAAGCTTTTGCATTAGAGCTTAAAGCTTGGGTCAATGATCACCTTGATGGGATGGCTGCTTTCACAGCGCCGCAGCTGCAGATTCTGTGTGAGCGTTGGGGCCACGATAGCAAGGCCAAGGCGCAATACATACGTAAAGCTCTGCAACCCCAAGGGACAATTGATCCAAGTAAGCTCATAAAAGTGCATGGTAAACCTTCACGCTACACCACGTTTATCACGTCTGAGGTAACATTAGCTCGAAGGGTCGAGCCGACTTGGTCACAGGTTGTCACGAGAACAGAGGACGCAATGCAGCGTGAATTGGAGCAAAATGGTAGTTTCTGATGTTCAGCAACAGTTACCTGTTACTCGACTGTTACTTCGCAAAGCCTTATCCAGATTGATTAGTAACAGAGTAACAGTAAGTAACAATATTTTTATAAAAGATATTAGATATAAGAATATAGTATAGCTATATAGTTTTCTGGACCATATGTTACCTTGTTACCGTTACCTGCCACAATAAAATGTACACACTTCCAACTTTATGATTACAATCCGCACATGACTACAAAGACACCATCTAAGAACGGTAAGTTCTTGGGACGTCCTACAAAGTACGATCCCGCATACTGCGACGCCATCATGGAGCTCGGCAAAGAGGGCTTATCACGTTGGCAAATCTGCTCGCGCTTGAACATTGGCCTCCACAACATGAATGCTTGGGAAGGCGCACACGAGGACTTTCGGCAAGCCTTGGATCAAGCACGACTTGATGCGCTCTCATACTGGGAAGACTTGGCGCATGATCACATACGCGAAGCTCCTGGCGGCGTGAGACTCAACACTGGGTTGTGGAGCCGAAGCATGGCAGCACGCTTCCCAGAGCAATACCGCGAGAACTCCAAGCTCGAGGTCACAGGCAAGAATGATGGGCCTGTGCAGGTTGATGTGGTGCATGACTTCTCACAAGCTTTGTTGGATGATCTCCTAGCTACGCGCCAAGCCGATGCTAAGCCAAGCAAGAGCAAGTGAGTTCGCCGATCGGATCCGCAAGGGTCCTGATCTTAACCGTATGGCCGATGAGCGTAAAGCTGTGCACAAGGCTCGACAAGCTTGGCTCACAATAGCCAACGACCATCAGATCCCTCCACCCGGCGACTGGTGGACTGTATGGCTTTTGCTCGCAGGCCGAGGCGCAGGCAAGACTCGCGCAGCTGCCGAGTGGCTGTGGTACGAAGCTTGGACGCACCCTAAGACTCGATGGCTTGTCTCAGCGCCCACATCATCCGATGTACGCGATGTCTGCTTTGAAGGCGACTCAGGTCTGACAACGGTGATCCCAGAGCAGCTGATCCACCACTACACGCGATCTTTGCATGAGATAGTCCTCATCAACGGGTCGCTGATCAAAGGCATCCCTGCTTCTGAGCCTTCACGATTCCGAGGTCCGCAGTTCCATGGCGGCTGGTTCGACGAGCTTGCTGCATGGGACTACCTTGATGAGTCGTGGGACATGATCCAGTTCGGCATGCGCTTAGGTCAGAAGCCTAAGATGCTGTGCACCACAACGCCTAAGCCCAAGCCATTGATCGTGGATCTGGTGAACAGAGATGGTGAGGATGTGATATGTACCAAGGCCAGCACGTACGACAACATCCACAACCTCGCTCCATCGTTCAAAGCGCAGATCCTGCAGTACGAAGGCACGAAGCTTGGACGCCAAGAGATCTACGCCGAGATTCTAGATCCTGAAGAGGCTGGCATCATCAAGCGTGATTGGTTCAAGCTGTGGGACAACGAGAAGCCGCTGCCTAGATTTGAGTACGTGCTTCAGTCTTATGACTGCGCGACCAGTGACAAGACCAAGAATGACCCGACTGCCTGCACCGTGTGGGGTATCTTTAGGCCAAGTCCCGACAAAGCTATGAGTGTCATGCTCATCGACTGCTGGGAGGAATACATGCAGTATCCCGAGTTGCGACCCAAGGTGATCGAGGAGTCCACCGCCATCTACGGTGATGAGAACGAGTTTGGTCACGGGAAAAAGGTGGACATGATCCTGATCGAGGACAAGTCAGCCGGCACGCAGCTTATCCAAGATTTGCAACGTGCCGGTCTGCCTGTGAGAAGCTACAATCCCGGGAACGCGGACAAGACTACACGCCTTAACATCGTGGCTCCCATCATCGCCAAGGGCCGAGTTTACATTCCCGAGTCCTCGGTCAATGCGGGCATGGCTCGTGATTGGGCCGAGCCTTTGATCAGCCAGCTATGCTCTTTCCCCGAAGTTCGGCATGATGACTTGGTAGACTCCACATCTCAAGCTTTAAGACTTTTGCGAGACTTAGGGTTAATTTCCATCGACCCGGTATACAATCCTGATGACGACTACGAAGAAGATCGTCCAAGGAGGGTAAACCCATATGCAGTATGACGAAGAACTGGCCCGTATGCGAGCACAGATGCTTGCTAAAGAAGATGAAGAGCCTCCTGTCTTTGACGACGGCGCTAGATTCTTAGGCCAAGACCCCAACATGATGCAGGTTGGCTTATTCGGTCGACCAAAGAAGCCGGTAGCACCACCAACCGCGCCCCCAGTTAACTTACAACGGCGATCGATCTTAGGCCTGACGCCTTTGCCTGCTGAACTGCCTGCTGTGATTCCCCCATCGGCGCCAAGACCTACGCCTCAGCAAATTGAACAAGCAGTTCCGCAGCAACAGCCTACGACGCCTGCGCCAAGTGCAGCACCTTCATCCGCACCAAGCGCAAGTCCGCTTCAGGCTTTGGCAGACAAGGCACTAAACGCGCCAATGTCAAGACGCGATGTACTAAAGCGCGCAGGCCAAGCAGCATTGCAACAAGTCGTACCAATGCCTAGCGTTACAGATGTCATACCGCAGGTTATGTCGCCATTGGCAGAAGTTGCAAAGGCTGCACCTGCGTTTGATAAGAGCGCAATCATTGGCGCTGTGTCTTCATTCTTAACAGATAAGATGGTTGACACATCAAGCGACTTGGCCGAAGAGTTATATGGTCGCGGTATTTGGGAACCTGAAGACCTGAACGCGGCTGATGCTACAACGGCATGGGAATACGCGCAATACGGAGACGAAGATCACCCTGAAGGCCTTGCAACGTTGCGTGACAACTTTACTCTTCAAAAGTTGTCAGAGCATTCAGGCATTCCGATTGAAGAACTTAAGAAGTATGTATCTGACGTTGAGCTGCAAAGCTTACCGTTGTCATTAGGCAATAGACAAGAACGACTTTCAGCGATTATGGAAGATGGTCGCCCTAAAGAAGCGTACCGCATGACTGCGTTGGAGGAGCTTGGGCTTATAGATGACTACATAAAGGCGTCAGCTACAGAGTTATTTGGCACACAAAAAACTTTTGATGAAGATGAGCGTTGGGAAATTGCAAATCACGCAGTGGGTTTGGCGTATGATGACTACGTGCGCAAGACAATAAATAGCATTGAGCCTACTGCGTATAGTTTTGAGGACGAAGTTCTACTCAAGGCAGGAAAAGATTGGCTTGATGAGTCGTTATCTAGTGTGTTTGACCAAGGCCTTGAGTACAGTGGATACGGGTTTGATGATTTTTATGAGCGTCTTGATGATGCGCTTAAGCCCAAACGCACGCCAAAACCAAAAGCAGAAAAACCAAAAGCAGCAAAACCTAAGTCTAAGGGCAAATAATTATGTATGAAGTACCATTTGGTGAAGACGGGGGTAGCGGTGACTTAGACAAGATGCGATTGGCTTTGGCCAAGCAGAATAAGCCTACGCCTACGCCGCCGTCTGCAGCTTCGCAGATCCCAGGGTATGGCAAACCAGTCCCACCTGCGCAAACAAAGCCTGACCCCTTAGGCGCAGCAGCAGGTAACTTCACCGAGTTGGCAACCAAGTTCAATCCGCTGATGATGGCCAAGTCAATGCAGGAGTCTGTTCGCGCTCTTAACCCAGCAATCCCTGTTGCAGGCGCATGGGCTGACGTGGCGCAAAACATACAGACCGCCGGCGCAGAGGCGATGTACGACATACTTGGCGATCCGCAAGGCATTATGAAGATGCAAAAGAACTATGTGCCTGTTACTACAGGACGGTTCTACCAAGCACCAATAACGCAGCTAGGCAAAGAGTTTGAGACAGATGTGACCAAGGCGATGGACGCGTCCAAGATTCCTGCCGTTTGGCCTATGGCCTTGAACCAGCCAATTAGACCGCCAATTACCCCTAATGACGTCCGCGTTATGGGCGCTGAGGCCACAAGAGTAGGCAGGCAAATCAAGGATATACCTACAGACTTTGTGAACGCGCAATCTGGCATGCAAAGGGTAGACCCAATCACAGGTCAGCCAACGTATGGCGCTAAGCTCCAAGGCGTGGCTGAAAGTGTTGGTGACATCATGGCGCAAAGGGAAATGCAAGGGTTGCCGCCTATTCCTGGGCTCCCTGCTTCCATGCAGCCAATGAATCCTAAGTTGTACGCCATGCGACCTGAAGGGTCAAGGGTTACATCTGCTACGTTGCCTGCAACTGCAAAGGCAGACGCCGCGACTTACGCCCCTGCGCAAGAGATCATTAACAACGTTATTGACAGCACAACAATGACTCCCGTGCAAGCGTTGGATGAGATACAAAACAACATCCTGCGTAAGCCTGAAGCTGCGTCTGCGCGCAGAGCGTTTGAGTCTTTCCTTAAGCAAAAAGCTAATGAGATGTACCCTGACGCCCCATCAGAAGGCGCGGCGTTGTCGGCGTATAAAGCCAGATTCGGTGATAGAGAAGCTTCAGCAGCGCACACACTAGAAATGTACGATCAGTTCTTGCAAACGCCCAATGGCATACAGTACAGAGCGGCGCTTGACTTGCCTTCTGCAGAAGAATTGCCTGCAATGCATGAAGCTGCGGCCAACTGGCTTAACTCTCAGTTTACCAATTACATTGTTGAAAAGGTTGGTACGCCTAATGAGCCCGCAGCCAAGCTGGCAAGTCAAGGCTTAACGTTTTACCCGCCATCAGAAATATTTGACAGTGCAGATATGTCAGGCTCCAAGATTGGCGCCAAACGCACCGCCGCAGGCATGCCTGCCAAAACGCCAACTGATGAGGCATTGGTTGCAGCAGATCAGAAATTAGCTGACTTGGTACAACAATCAGGCGATGCAGCAACTCGTAAACGCGAACAAGAAGCAATTGCCAAGCAATTAGGCTACGGGGCAATTGACCCTAACACGGGCGTTGTTGTTGAAGGTATGAACCTTGGAAGGTATGAGCCTTTTGCTCAAGCATCACGCGAGTCTGACAAAGCAAACACCGCGTACAAGAAACAGCAAAAAGTGGTTGACAATTTGCGTTTAGGTGCTGCGTATGAGAACGCAACTGACAAGGCAATTCATGCGCCTTTTGCCAAAAACTTAAAAGAAGAAATTGAGTATAGTGAGCGGCAGTTCTATCCTGCGTTGATGCAAACGCCTGATACTGAGCGCGCATACATTGCAAACCCAGTTCAGTTGCGCAATCTTGGCTTTGAAGATCTTGCAAAAAGCTTTTACAGCGACGTGATGTCGCGTAAAATACATTTGGACAAAGTGCCTAAGATGACTGTTGAGAAGTACATACGCGATACTGCGGAAGGTAGGATTGCTGCTGAAAAGCTTGCGCAAGCTAAAGAAAAGCAGTTTAAGATGGATGCTGACGCGCAGTTTAAGTTGTCAGCAGATACGCATATTCCTAATGACAAAGTCTTTGGTAATGTTGGCGCGTTGGAGATCACCAATCGCTTTACGCCTGAGCAGGTCGGACAATTGGTAAGTGAAGACACCTTAGCGTTGGACGTCTGTATTGGTGAAGGCGGTAATGTTAGAGACAGGCCAAACCCTTGGCATCCCGGCACCGGTGATCGTCAGTACATTCCAATTTACGACATTGTCACAGGACAGCGCAACCCTGATGCAACCAGCCCTAGGATGGGCTTCATTAACGCTGTTGCAAATGGCTCGCAAATGGTAAGCTTTAGAGATACAGTAACAGGTGAGCCTGTTGCAATCTTTGACCTTAACCCTTCATCATTGGATGGTAAGTACAACATTCACTTTGCGTCAGGCCGTAAAAATGGCAAGATCAAACCTGAATATGTTGAAGGCATTAAGTCGTATCTTAACAGCCGTGCGGACTCGATCCACGACGTTGGCACTTTCCTGTATGACCACACAGGCATTAATGATAGAAAGCGTATGCAAAATCGCGCCTTGGCTGGTATGATTGATATGCCTATATCGCAGTTTGAGCGCTACGACCTTGCAGGTTTGCCAAGGTTTGTTACACGTGCTGATATTCGCAATCATATTGAGAACTTAAAAGCCAATGAGCCACAAGCTTCAGTACCTGCAGTTATGAGCCAGCGACCTAGCGAAAGTATAGGCGCGTATACGTCGGGTGCTGTATCATCGGCAATTGACAATGTTCTGGACTCACAGCGTGTTGCGTTTACTGAAGCTGGCGAAGAAAACCGCATATCTCTTGCTGAAACATTCTTTAATGACATTCAACAAACTTTTGCCCGCGAATTGCAAGCAGAAGGCCCTGTTAGAGCGTTGGACCGTTTGAATCAACGCTTGTATGATCTTGAATCTGAGTATGCTAACAGTCATAGCATTGCTGCTAACATTGTTGCTGATGGCATTACTGAGTTACTGCAAACTGTAGGATTGCAAGCAACTTATGTACGCGAGCGTCAAGCTGCAGAAGCTGCGCAACAACCGCGCACACGTGCTGTTGCAGTGCAAGGTGACCCAATACCTAACATGGATACTGAAGAGTTGCTTGCGCAATACCGTGATCGTTTATCGCCTGAGCAAGTAAACTGGTTGCAAGACTTTTCGCAACGTTGGGAAGCTGATGTCGACGACTCTCCGGCAGGCTTAGGTATTCACCAAGTCATGGTTGAAGAGTTTGCTCGTTGGA